AGTCCGTAGTCAAGATGTTTACGAGCAAACATTTCATACATTTCTTCTTGTATGATTTGAAATTCATTTGATAACTCAGGATATTCCTCTTCAAAAATAGTTATAGTTTGATTTACTTCGTCATCTATATATTCTTGAATTTTTTTAGGATTTTTAGAATTCATAATTTCTCTATCGCTCATATTTTCTTTATATTTAGATACTGAACTACCCATTTAGTTGTCCTTTAGTATTAAAATACTTATCTAGGGATGATATTCTATCATCAGCGTCAACTAACATAATAAGTGCTTCTTCAGCATTCTTATAAAAATCCCCAGTTGAATGGTCTCCAATTCCAACTGCTTGATTTCCTAGCAATTTTAGTGATAATAGTGCTTTTGCTTTATCTGCTTCTGCAGATGTTTTTAACATAGTGTATAATTCTTGTGTCATTTCAATAATGGTTTTATTTCTTTTTTATTTAATCCTATATCGGTTAATATACGACTTATCTTTGGGGTATCCAATATATTTATGTATTCTCTTGCTTCTTTACTTGAACATTCAAAATATTTTCTAATATGAGTTATTAAATCCTTATTAGGTTGTTTTACTTTTGATTTAATATATTTACTCCATTTATTATTTTTAGGGATAAATTCAACATAAACATTATAAATCATCTTTTTTTCTTGAGGTGGTAATTCTTGAACATAATTTACTACTTCAACAAATTCTTGATTCATAGATAAAAACCTATGAATCATATAAGAATTAAATACATCCCAGTCCTTATCAGAAAATTTATGAGATGGAGTTTTATATTGGTTTATATGTTTTAACCAATCAAAAATATTAGAGCAATTCATCCTTCAATTCTTCTCTTAAATCTTTAGGAAGTGTAGATTTTAATATTTTTTTCGTTGATGGGTCATAAAATACAGGGACTGGTAGTAATGCATCTTCATCTGTGCCAGTAACAAATCTAGATACTTTTCTTAAAACTACTCCTTGAAGGAAAATACTCCCTCCATCAAAATTTTTAACCTCAGTAGTATTTTTTAAATCAATTTGAGGTTGTTGTAATGGTTGTGACATAATTATTTATTATTTAATATTTGTTGGATTAACGACATTGTATTTATTTCCTTGTCGATTCGGAAATTTGCTTTATATTGATGTTCATTTATTAAAATAGAAACAGTACCTTCTTTATTTGGTAGATATTCAGATGCTCTTTCATATAGAGATTTAAATAATTCATCAAAATCATCTATATTAGCATCTGCTATGACTTGACGTATATCATTATAACAATCTACTTTATTATATTTAGATCCTTCTGATAGAGCATTAATTACTTTATCTATATAATTAGATGATGTTAATATTGATTTATCTAATCTTAAATCATTATCTATTGTAGATAATTGTATAGTATTAATACATTTACGTAAATCAGGATAATATTGGTTAACTAGAGGTACTAAGTCATTTATCTCAAATTTGATAGATTCTTTATCTAAGATTCCAGCTAAATGTTTAGCAACATCTTTTTTAGATGGAGGTACAATTTTAAGTACTTGACATCTAGATTGTAGAGGATCAATAATACGTTCTACAAAATTACAAGTCATTATAAAACGAGTTGTACGTGAAAATGTCTCAATAATATTACGAAGGGAAGCTTGGGCTTGTATGGTAAGGAAATCTGCTTCATCTAAAATAACCACTTTAAGAGGTTTAAAAGAAGCTACACTAGCAAAGCCTTGTACTTTATCACGAATGGTTTCAATACCCCTTTCATCTGAAGCATTAATATAGATATGATCACAATCTAGTTTACCAATTATAATTTTAGCTAAAGTAGTTTTACCACAACCCGCTGGACCATAGAATATGAAATTTTGTATATCATTTTGATCTAGATAAGTAGATATTTTATTTTTTATCTGTTCATTCCCTACAAAATTTTCTAAATCAGTAGGTCTATACTTCTCAACAAGGAGACTATTGTTCTGAGTATTCACCATATATTGAATATCGTTTAATTGGTTCAGGTTTGATTTCTACTTCTTCTTTTGATACCGCATATAATTTACTATCTAAAGGTGCTAATCTATAATGACCTTTAAACCCTGTTTTATCCATATATGCTTGTAAAGCTTCTGTTATACTAGTATGAATTTTACCATTAGGTTCATCAGCTAACTGCCAACGATCTCCAGGTGGTATTCTATTAGCTATTAATATTTTGTTTTCAACTATTTTTTTATCCATATCAAATATAATATATGAAAAATAAAAGAGGGAGGCAAGCCTCCCTCATTAAATTATTTACTTTCTGCTACAGATGCTTTCTTATAATCTGTAATTACTCTCTTAATGGCTTGTGCTGCTTTTCTAGCAATTGCTTGACTTTTTTTAGTAGTCCCATTATTGTTTTCTGCTAAGATATTGAAATTTTCTTCAATTACCTCAAAAATTTGATTTTTTGTCATTTTTATTATTTATTAATTATTAATTTACATCATACCCATCATAGGGTCCATTGGAGATGTTTTATCTTCTGAAGGTTCATCTACTATTGTACATTCTGTTAATAAAACTGTACCTGCAACTGAAGCAGCATTTTGTAATGCTGTTCTAGCTACTTTGGTGGGATCGATTATACCTTTTTCTTTCATATCTACAGTTGAATTTGTTTTTATGTTATGCCCTTCCCAAGTATTTTCACCTAAAATGTATTTTTGGGCTAATATTTCTGCTTGTGTATCATCATAACCAGCATTAACTAAAATTTGGATAAATGGTTTTTTACATGCTTTTTTAACAATCTTAGCTCCAGTAGTTTCAGTTGGAAAGTTTTGGGAAGCATATAATAAAGCTGTACCCCCTCCTGGGACTATTCCTTCTTCAATTGCTGCTTTTGTAGCGTGTAAAGCATCATCAACTCTATCTTTTTTTTCTTTCATTTCAGTTTCAGTATTCCCCCCAACATGGATAATAGCTACACCACCTACAAATTTAGCTAATCTTTCTTGTAACTTTTCAACTTCAAATGGGGTTTGAGCACCATCAATTTGTTTCTGTAGTTCTTCGATTCTAGATTCTATTACTTCAATATTTCCTTTACCATCTACTATGGTAGTTGTATTTTTTTCTACAGTAACATTTCTAGCTTCACCAAACCAATCCCAACTAAATTTATCAAGTTTCATTCCTTTTTCTTTACTGAATACTTGTCCACCAGTTGTAATAGCTATATCTTCTAAAATTAATTTTCTTCTATCCCCAAATTCAGGAGATTTAACAGCACATACTTTCATTGTACCTCTCATTTTATTTACAATAAGAGTAGCTAATGCTTCACTATCGATATCTTCTGCTATAATTAATAAAGATTTAGCTTGTGATGATACAGCTTCTAGAATAGGTAATAAATCTTTTACTTGAGTTAATTTTTGGTCTAAAATTAATATCATAGGATTTTCTAAAACCGAAGTCATAGAATTGTTATCAGTAACAAAATAAGGAGATTTATAACCTCTATCAAATTGCATCCCCTCTACCGTTTCAAGATATGTTTCTCCTGTTTTAGATTCTTCAATATGAACAACCCCTTCCATTCCAACTTTTTCAATAGCGGTAGCAATTAGTTTTCCAGTTTCTAAATCATTATTAGCTGAAATTGTAGCAATTTGTTCTAATTGTTCTTCACCTGAAATATCTTCTGAGATTTGGTTTCTTAGATTTTTTACTACTATTTCAACTGTTTTATCTATATCTCTTTTAATCTGAACCGCATTTTCAGAATTATTTAAAGCTGTTAACCCAGATTTAATCATTTCCCTAGCTAATAAAGTAGAAGTTGTAGTACCATCACCTGCTTTTTCTGCTGTTTTAACTGCTGCTTGTTTTACTAATTGGACTCCTAATTCCTGATTAGGGTCTTTTAAAATAATAGATTTAGCCACTGTTACACCATCTTTTGTAGATTGAGGTGCACCTTGACCATTTGCTATTACTACATTTCTACCATTAGGACCTAAAGTAGATACTACAGCATCAGCTAAGGTATCAATCCCTTTTACTAATTGGTTCCTTGCTTCTGAACCAAATTCTATTTGTTTACTCATATTAAATATCTTTTAAAAGTTCTTTTTCTGTTTCTGTTAACTCTGTTTCTGCTATAGCTTCTTCAACGGTAACAATTTCATTTATTTTAGCTAAAACTTGATTTTCAGGTCCTACATAATATTCTTCCCCATTATAAGGTAATTTTGTAAACCCCATTGTAGGTAATACTACTTTATCCCCCTTTTTTAGTATGGTTTGAATAAAATCTCCTGTAATTGTTGGTTTTCCGGGACCTACAGCTATAACTTCCCCCATTTCATTTTTTTCTTTACCTAAATCTGGGACAATTATGTTGCCATATGTTGTTTCTTCAGATTCTATAGGTTTTACTATAACTGCATCAAATAGTGCTTCTAATTCCATTGGTATAATTTTTAATATTAGTTTCTATTGTTTTAAATTCTTCTAAATATGTTTGTAAGTTACTATATTCTTTTTTGGTATGTAATTTTTCTTTTGCTATTTTTTCTAATGCCCAATCAAATCTAGGATAAAATCCTTGGGGTTTAGAATATTCTGTTCCTTTTCCTACAGACCTAAAATGATTTTCATTTGGGGTAATTCGTTCATTAACAGTGTAACACATATCATCCTTAGTGATATAGTAGGGTTCTAATAGAGGGTCGGAAATTACTGTAAGGTTTTTTGATTTTCTAGACATATATAACTTTATTTATTTATCCGTGAATATACGAATAATATTGCGCTAGGGCACGCTTTTTTGGTGAAACTTTTATTTTATTTTGATTGTTTTTGCTTTTTTAGACTCTGCGATTGGGATGAATAAATGGAGCAAACCATCTTTCATTTCTGCCTCTAATTTTTCAAGTTCAAATTTAGCTGCTACTTTATAACCTAAGTTAAAAGACCGTTTAGCTAATCCCTTATAGATGTAACCACTGTAATCTTCTTCTTCAGCAGGTTTATCATATATAATTTTTAAAAGGTCTCCATCAATTTCTAATTGGATATCTTTTTTAGTTAGACCTGTACAAGCAACTTCAAAATGAAGCCCTTCTTCGTCGTAAAAAATATCTAGTGGGTGTGGTTGTTTGTTTTCAAACGTTGTTGGTTGGAAAACACCGTCTGCCTTGAATAGGTTACGGAATAGTAAGTCGAACGGTGTACGTTCATTGAATAATGTACTCATATCATTTAGTTTTGTGAGGCCGAAGCTCTCGGTTTATTATTTGTGAATATAACTTGCGCGCCCTAGCTGAACAATATTAAATTCTATTATAAATATGTTATTTATTTTTCTTTATCCATTTTACTAACAAGCTTGCTGTTCTATAATTTGTAGCTAGTGGGATATCGTGTACATCACATAATCTCATTAACATACTAATATCAACATCGTGTGGGTGTTTACCTAATGGGTCTCTTAGAAAGATAACTAAGTCTATTTGACCCTCAACACATAAAGATGCTATTTGAGCGTCGCCTCCTAAAGGTCCACTTTTAACTGTTTGTACATCTTTTATACCTGCATGCCTAACATGCCTTCCAGTTGTGCCTGTAGTAATTATTGTTATATCTTTTCGGTTAAAGAATGGTAAACGTTTTGAAACAAACGCTACCATATCTGCTTTCTTATTATCGTGTGCTATTAATGCTATTGTCATATATTACTCGTTTCTTGCTACAAAGTATTCACTTTCAATATTATCTGATGTGAAATCTAATTTTAAAATTCCAGTATCTGAGAGTTTTAATTTACAATAATCTTGGTCTTTATTGTTGTTTAGGATATCTTTAAATATTTCAGAATTAAATGGGACATTTAAATCGTTATTTTTAATTTCCCCCCCATTAACTTGATAAGTTATTTTATTTGAAAATCCTGTATTATCTCCAAAAATAAATTCACATATATTATTCCCATCAAAATCCTGAGTGGTTGTAATTAACATGGAATTTACATCTCCTAAAGCGTTTTTGGCTTTAATTAAAGCATCAATATCTTCTTTTTCTAATTTCAATTCAATTTCCCAGTCTTCAGGTTCATCATACCAAATATTTTTACCTAAAATTAAAATATCAGCCAACGAATAAGTTAAATTATAATTAACATCCTGTATGTGCATTTTAGTATAGATTGCTTTCATTTTTTCTAGGGATATAATTAAATCTCCACTAGTAATTGAAAGTAATTTAGTTAATTTATGAGTATCAAATACTCCTAATTCTGCATCTTCTAAAGGGAAGTTTTTTAAAACTACTTTACATACCCTACCCGATTCTCCAGCATATACTGTTAATGTGTTGTTTTCAATTCTCCATTTTACTTGATTATTTAACCCGTTTAAATAATATTTTGAAATAACTGAACTTAATTTTTGTTTACTTATCATATCTATAATATACGAATTTTTATTTTAAATCTCAAATGATTTTAAAGCATTTACATAAGGGTTTAAATTAAGATTCCACCCTAGGTCTGAAAAGAAGCCTTCTAATTTATTTAACAATATTGAATCAAATACTTTTTGCCTATCAGCGTAAATATCTAAAAAATCAGATATTTTTTCAGGTAATTGATAATCAAAAAAGGCTAATGCTTCTATTTTGTATGGGTTATCTTTTAAATAAATCCACTTAACTTTATCAGCCATAGTAATTAGATTATATTTTCTATCTAATTGCCATAATCTTAATAAATCATTATAACGAACAGCGGCTCGTACTGGAGCTGGGGCTCCCTTTAATATTTCTGTAAACATTTCACCGGCACGAGCGCTTTTACCACTATATTTTTGTAATTTTTTAACAGCTGTAGGGTTACCTAATTTAGTTA